GGATTCAGGATTCAGGGGCCAATGGCCGGTGAGGTGTTGAGATGGAAAAGGTCTGGCCGATTCTCTGGGAGCTTTTCAAACTGGGGGTCATTCCGCTTTGTCTGTGGCTGTTTCAGCGTCAGGTGGCGGAGCGGGATGACCACAGGGAGAATGAATATACTGAGCGAAAACGGGAGCTTGACGCGCAGCAGAAAAAGAATACGGAAATTCAATTCCTGATGATGGAGCGGATCGATTCTCTTTCCGACCTTACCCAGATGATGGCGAAAAAGCTCCATGACGCGGGGATCATTAATGGCGATCTGGAGCACATGAACCAGAAGTATGAAGGGCTGAATTCGGATTATGAGAAGTCGATCAAGAATTTGGCCCTGAAGGTGTTAAACAGGAATTAGGAATTAGGCATTAGACAATAGGCATTAGTGGTCAGCAGGGAGAGATTTATGAATTACAGGCAGCCTTTTGAAGGGGAATATCCAATCACGCAGTATTTCGGAGAGAAGATAACGGATCCGAAGGGGCACACGGGGATTGATTATGGTCTGCCGCTGGGTACGCCGGTTTTGGCCGCGGCGGATGGCGTTGTGCATCATGTCGGGTTTGCTGAGAATGGATATGGGTATTATATCGTGCTGAACCATGAGGACGGGCGGAAGACGCTTTATGCTCATTTGGAGCACACGATGGTTGAGAAGACGATGCATGTCCGGCAGGGGAAGCAGATCGGACTGTCGGGGAGCACGGGAAATTCTACAGGACCGCATCTGCATTTTGAGATCCAGCAGAACGGAAAGGCTGTGGACCCGATGCCGTTTTTGAAGTGTGTGATTGATGGATCAAGGATCAAGGAACAAGGAGCAAGATTAAAGGGCGCGGAGGCTTTCGAGGCGGGGGAGACGGTGCGGATCGTGGCGCCGCTGGGGGCTAAGGCGTTTTTCCGCGGGTTCCATAACCGGACGACGTTCCAGATGGGGAGCCGGTTCAAATTCACGGGCAACACTACTGAGCGGAATGGTTACACCTACATGGAGGTGATCCCGCTGATGGTCCCGATGTGGGTCGCGGTGAATGACGGTGATACGCAGATTCTGGATCGTGATTAGTGGTCAGTGGACAGTTGTCAGTGGTCAGTGGATAGTGGTTAGCTGTCAGGAGTTGGCGGGTAGTGAATGATGAGAATCTTATTCCGAATTCAAAACGAACTCCGAGCGAACTCCGAGAAATTACAAAAAAAGGAGGGATCGCGTCCGGTGTTTCGCGGCGGAAACGGAAGGCTGTGAGACAGGCTGTTCTGGATGCTTTGTATTCTGATGCGCCTTCGGGGGGGACGGAGATGGAGGCGGGAATCGCGGCGACTATCAAGCGATGGCAGCTAACGGGTGACCCGAAATGTTTTGATATCCTGATGATCTACGCGGGGCAGTCTCCGGATGAAAAGCGCCGTGATAGTGAACTGAAGCTGAAGCGTGAGGATCTGGAACTGCGGAAGTCGCTCTCTTCCCGGGAAACGGATACCAGCGGGCAGGAAGCGGCGATACGGGCGCGGATGTCGGTGATGGAACAGGTTCAGGAGGCGATGAAGCATGGCGATCAGTGAGGCGCCGATATACAGCGAGTTCTCCAAAAAACACCTTCTTTACATCGGGAGGGCGCTGCATTCGTCTTTCTGTGTGGCAGAAGGGGCAGTCCGCGCCGGTAAGACCATCGACCACTGCATGATCGCGGCGGAATATCTGGAACATTGCCCGGACAGGTTTCACCTGGCAAGCGGTTCAACGATCGCCAACGCCAAGCTGAACATTGGGGTGTGCAACGGGTTCGGGCTGGAGAATCTGTTTGCGGGTTCGTGCCGCTGGGGAAAGTACCGGGACAATGAGGCTCTCTTCATCCAGACAGTGACGGGTGAGAAAATCGTCATCTTTGCCGGAGGGGGAAAGGCGGATTCGTATAAACGTATCCTGGGTAACTCGTACGGGCTTTGGATCGCGACGGAAATCAATGAGCATTACGACTGTGATGATTCGCGGACGTCTTTCATCAAGGTCGCAATGGCACGTCAGGCGGCCGCTCAGAAGCCGATGACGCTGTGGGACCTGAACCCGTCCAGTCCTCATCACCGGATCTATACGGACTATATCGACCGGTACAAAGAGGAGGGAATGCCGGGGTATCTGTTTGAGCATTTCACCATCATGGACAACTATTCGCTGACAGAGGAACAGCGTGAGGCTTTTATCGCCCGGTATCGGAAGGATTCCGTGTGGTATCGGCGGGACATTCTGGGCCAGCGGGTGATTGCGGAGGGCTTGATTTATCAGGCGTTTGCGGATCATCCGGAATGCTGGGCGATTACTGCGGAGCAGCTGAAAAAGCTGTACTGGGATGAGACACGGAAACGGTGGAAATTTGATTATGTCAATATCGGCGTTGACTATGGCGGGAACGGTTCGGCTCATGCTTTTGTCGCGTCGGCTGTGACGTGGGACAATCAGGTTGTTGTACTGCGGAGCAAGAGACTGCCGGCAAAGGGGATGACGGTAGAGACGCTGAAAAAGCACTTTCTTGTATTTTCCGGGCAGATTCAGGCGGATTATGGGGATATTTCAGCCGCGTATTGCGACAGCGCGGAACAGACCATTATCAATACCTTCCGTCAGGCCGCGGATTTCCCGGTAGCGAATGCACTTAAAGGGGAAATTGTTGACAGAATCCGCTTTGTTGATTTGATCATGACTACTGAGCATTTCCGTTATGTAGAGGGAGAGTGTGACAGTCTGGTGACGGCATTGTGTGAGGCTGTGTGGGATCCGGAAGAGCCGGGTGACTGGATCCGGCTGGATGACGGAACAACGGATATCGATACGAATGACGCGTTTGAATACAGCCTGGAAAGGTTCATCCCGTCTATTATACAGAGCATTGAAAACGGAGGTATTGCATGAATATTTTGTCAAGCATCTGGGATATAATCCGGCGAATCTTCGGGACGGATCCGGCTGTGTCTCAGCAGGAGGCAGCAGAGCTGGAGAAGCTTTCGGCGGATTACCGGAGGCTCCAGGGGTACAACCTGACGGCTGTGTTTGCGGGAAAGCTGGCGACTTTGACGATAGCGGAGAGTTCCGCGGAGGTTTCCGGGGACAATCAGCGCGCACAGCTCATCGATGAGGTGATCGAGAAGCTTTGGAAACAGCGGAAGAAGCTGACGGCGATGGCCTACGGGACAGGCGGCGTTCTGTTGATCCCTTATGTGACCGGGGGCAAGGTCTATGTGGATATCGTCCCGCAGTCGTCGATGATCATCAATCGAGTGAACGGGGATGACATCAGGGCGGTTTCAATCGTGGCAGATACGACCATCCAGGGGAACCGGCGTTATTACCGCTGGACGGATTATATTCTGGATGACGGCGGGCTGATGGTTATCCGCAACAGGGCAACAAATGACAGCGGCGGGGTTGTTCCGCTGACAAGTATCAGTGAATGGGCTGACGTGACGGAGGAAATCAGCATTAGCGGGGTTGAGGATATGCTGTTCGCTTATATCAAGTGCCCTATTGATAACCGGCAGGGGAAGAGTTTGTACGGTGTGCCGATTACGTATGGCTGCAAGGATAAGATCGATGAGATCACTGAGTGCATGGATGACATCCGGAAAGAGTACAAGCTCAAACAGCCAATCGTCGGGATGGATCAGACGCTTTTCAAGGTGGAGAACGGCAGGCGGCGTTTACCGATAACGGGGCTGTTCATGCCGGTGACGCCTTCCGGGCTGAATACATCTGGGAAGCTGTGGGAGGTTTATGACCCGGCTATCCGTGACAGTTCGTATTACAACCGTTTGGAAAAACTTTTCGAGGAACTGGAAAAGCAGGTAGGGACTTCCCGCGGGATTCTGACAGAACCTGCAACACATGGGGCGACTGCCACGGAAATTAAGGCGGCCAATTATGACACCTATGCGATTATCGATGATATGCGGCAGGCTCTGGTTCAGGGGATCAAGCAGCTGTGTTACGCGATTGATGTGTTGGCGAATGCTTACAGTCTGGGGCCTATGGGTGAGTATGAGGTCAATTTTGACTGGTCT